GCGCGCGCCCTTGTTGCCGATGATGCGCGTCCGCTCGCTCATCATCATGATCGGCACCGCGCCCGGCGACAGAGGCTCCGACGCCTGGAGCTCGAGATCGAACTCCGTCCGCCCGACCGACCCGACATAGGGAGGCATGAGCGCAATGGCCTGCATGAGCGCGTTCGCGTCCTCCTCCAGCATCTTGCACGTGAACGTGTCGACCTCGTACTGGCCGGAGGTCGCGCCGATGGGCTTTCCGTCCTGCGTTTGGCTGTAGACCGTCTCGACGTCGAGCTTCTCACCCCAGTTGAACTCCACCACGCCCGGCCACGGCACCCCCGCGAAGCGCGTCATGGTGCTATTCCAGTTGTACGGCTGCCCGTTCACCCTGAGGAACGGAATCACGACTCCAGGCATGGCTCACGAATCCTTTCAGGCGACGGGAACCGCGATCGTTTTGACGAACACCGCGAGGACCGAAACCTTTTTGATGTACGCGAGCGCCGCGAGCTGCATCGAGCCGCTCACCTTCGCGCCGCTGTTCGCACCGATGTCGTCCGTCTTGTTCATGACGAACTGGAACCCCGCGACCTGAGGCGTGCCGCCCGGAGGCATGAGCTCCGGCCGCACCGCCGCGTTGACCCGGCTCTCGATGGAGATCCGGTCCGTGTCCAGCATGTACACCCCGCCCGTCGTCGGGTCCTTCGGCTTCTTGCCGACCCCGCGCCCCAGCGCGCCCTTGAGCGTCTTGTAGGCGAGCTCACAGGCCCGGTTCATGGTCCGGATGTGCGGCAGGAAGACGTAATCGCTTCCGACCGTCGAGAAAACGTTTGCGTTCGTCAGATAGATCGCATTGGGCGATTCACCGTGGAACGTGCGCAGCGTCGACAGGAGCAGCTGATCGAGGTTCGGGTAAAAGAGCTCATTGTGGAACGCGGGATTTCCGTTCGCCGCGGCGATGCTCACGCCGGTGAGCGGGCCCGCGTCGACCCACGCCGGATCCTGCCCGATCGGGATCGACATCGCGTCCGCGGCGAGGAAGAGCGAGGCCTTTCGCGTCAGCAGCAGCCCCGTCAGCGTCGAGGAAATCTTTCCGCCGTCCGCCGTAACGCACATGCGGATCGACGGAGCCGATCCGTTGACCAGCGTCGTCATCGCAGTGGCGTATGCCGTCTCGCTCTCGGGCGTTGCCTGGTTCTTCAGGCGCGCACCCAGCACCGCGAACCGGAACTGGCCCACGGCCTCGAGGCCGGCAAGCCACGTGTCCACGAGCCCAGTCGTCCCCGTGCCGATGTCCTGATCGACCAGGACGCCCTCCCACGGGAGGGTCGTCGTTCGGAGCGCCTCGAGGGAGGTCGCGAGATCCGAATCGTTGGACCGCGCCGACGTCACAGGACAGGACCACGTGTCACCGGCGAGCAGCGTTCCCGCAGCGAGCGCGAACGACACGCCCGGCGATCCGCCCTGCCCGAAGTTTGGAATCGTCAGCGTCGACGAGGTCCCGAGTGCCACCTTCCCGGAAGTCGAATTGCCGCCGTCGAGCGAATACGTATACGTGATACCAGCGACGCCGACCGTCCCTGGATCCACGATCGTGATCACCACCGGGTAGTCGTCCGAAGGCACCGCTGCGCCCGCGGTCGGGACGCATGTTCCAACGATCGCCTTCGTCAGCGCGCCGTATGCGGCCGCCGTCGCGGTCGTCGGCCGGATCGGGATAACCGGGTTGCCCGCGACGTTGAGCGTATAGCTCGAGTCATCGGCGAGCGGAGACGGCCCGTAGTCCGTGAAGACGTTCGAGTCGACCGTGTACGCGCTCGGAGCGTTGAACGACCCGGATGCGGCTGGAGCGATGATCGCCAGAATGCCGAGCGGAGAGGTACCGACGGCGCCGGTTTGGCCGTCCTGCTTCTTGATCGACACGCTCGGAAGGGTCATCCGGCCACCTCACCCGAGGGCCACCGATAGCCCAGGGTTTCGACCCGCTCAGAAGTCGAGCGCGCGCACGACGAAGCGCTTTTCGAGGATCGCGCACTGGTTCGCAGCCGCGCCCGTCGATTGCCAGCGCCGCACCCAGACGCCCGCCGGTCCAGCCGATGGGATGATCGCGTCCGCGTGCCACGTCCCGGACGCGTCGTGCACGACCGTCGGCGTTACCGTCGTACCGCTCAGCACATGCCGCAGCGTCAGCACTGGCGACGCGGTCGGAGGGTCCGCCAGCACGCCGGCAATCCTGGTGAAGAGCGCGAACGTGAACGACGCGCCCGGCTTGAGCTCGAGCAAGCCGAGGTCCGTATCCGACGCGATGAACTCCAGCGCGTTGCCGGTCATGCGGGGGGCTCCCATCCCGGGATCGCCGTCGTCCCGCCTCGAGTCACCACCGCATCGGGGAACGCCTGCTCAATCTCCTGATCGAAGAGCGGCTCGAGCAAGACGAACCGGAACACCGCTTCCCGCCCGTAGCCCATCTCTCCCGGGGGGAGCGTGTAACGGAGTTTGCCCCAAGACTCGATGTTCCCGAAGCCGGCCCCCTGGCCCGTCTCGGGATCGACCGCAAGGTGCATCGCGCGCACCGTCCGGTGTAGGAGCGCCTTCGTCGCCCAGAGCTGGGCCTCTTCGTCCTGAGGCTTCTCCGGATGCACCCCCCAGACGCACGCGGTGTAAACCGCATGGTGCCACGCGAGGGTCCGGAGCGAAGGGTTGAGCCCGATCTGGTTCATGGCCCCGTCCCGGTCGATCTCGCCCCCGTCGAGAACCTTCGGCGGTCCGCCCCCGGGATCGAAGTCCCCCGGGACGAACACGACGCGGCTCGCGCCGCCCGGCCCTTGATTGTCCTGGCGGTAGCGCGCCGTCCACCCGGCGGACACCTTCGCCGCGATCCCGTTCGCATCGAAGTACGCGCGCACCCCGCGCACGAGCCCCCCGAGCGCGTCGAAGAACTGGTAAGGCCCGGAGCTCATCGCGTCAGCCTCGCGAACGCCCGGTCCGCCGCCGTCTTGAGCGCACGCGCGATCCCCGCCGGGATCGTCCCGGAGTCAGGCAGGACCGGCCTCGAAAACTTGCCCTCCCGGAAGTGCCAGAAGACGTCCGGCCCCTCGAGGGTCGCGCGCACTGTCCGCCCGAACGACCGCGCCGTGATGTGTGACGCCGCGTGCAGCATGGGCCGCCCGCCGTCCCGCTTCGCCGGCCACGCGGTCCCGTCCGGAGAGGTCCCCGCCGCCGCCGTACTCCGGAGCTCCGCCTCGACCAGCGGCGCGGCCTCCTTGGCCGTCTCCTCGGCCATGCCGGCGAGCCGCTCGAACCGGCCCCGGAGCTCCTCGAGGAGCTCAATCACCTCGGCCCCCGTAGGTCCCGCGCCCGCGCAAATCCTCGCAGTGCCCCTCACGTTCCTGGAGATCCGCCGACACGTACGGAGACGCCTCGGAGTAGAACATGGGCCCGCCCGTCGTCCGCGCGCCCCCGCCGTCCTCGCTCACGGGGAGCTCCCAGAGCCCATCTTTCCCGTTGGCCGCTTCCTGGACCTCTTTCCGGACGTTCTCCACCTCGGCCACCATGAGCTCGACCATGGGATCCTGAGGGTTGACCCCGCGCTTGCGCATGACATCGAGGTTCAGGAGCGAGACCAGCCACCCCAGGATCACCTCGGCGACCGGAGTCGCCGCGGCGAAGAGGTTGTCCGTCCCGTACGTCCCCGGCGAGAACACCGCCGTCAGACCCGTGGACCCGAGCACCACCGCAGCCGCCGTCGCGACGCCCGTCGCGACCCACGTCGCCCCGCCGTCGACCGACCACTCGAACAGCGCCGCGCCGACCGCGCCGCCCGTCGTGATCTTCAGGACGACCTGGAGCGACCCGAGGGCCGGGCGCCCCGTCAGCGTCACGCCAGGCGGAGACGTCCCAGACGCGAGCAGCACCGGCGGGACCTGCCCGAAGGGGAGCGACGTCCCGCGATAGTTCGCGCCGTAGAGCTTGCGCGCTTGCGCGTTCAGCCACGACGACCACGCCGAGACCCGCCCGGCGATCCACCCCGGGTAGCGAGACTCGAGCATGTCGACGGCATCGCCATCGATGATCGTGCGCGCCCGGAAGTACGAAAGATCCAGGTAAGGGAACATCAGGCGCCCCTCGACCGCAGCCAGCGCACCAGCGCGTCCAGCTGCTCGACCGTCGCATCACTCTTGAGCCGGTTCGCCTTCGCCGAGATCACGTCCACGTTCCCAGGCACGTAGCCGAGCTCCGGGATCCTCCGGTCGAGCGTGGGCGAGTCGTCGAACAGCCCGCCGCCGGGCGCGCGCAGCGGGATCCCGAGGATCGGGCAGCGCTCAGGGATGAAGATGTCCGCAGGCGTGATCGCGAAGGGAATGCCTTCGCGCGCTGCTCGTCCCTTCACGAGCATGTGCATCCACCGCGCCGGCTCCTCCCGCTTGATTCGTTCAGCGTTCGCTCGGTTTCGCACCGAGTGACACGCGTTGCACTCGCAGCGAGCCTTACCCTTGATCGTCGAAAATCTGACTTCCGGCTCACCCTTTCGGCACACCCTACACACGGGCGATCGGGCGCATTCGGCGCACTCCGCGCGTCGGCTGTTCTGGCGCGTCGAATGCCCCAACAGAGGCACGACACCAAACTCAGGACGCGGACCGACTTTCCCGCAGCGCTTGCAGGTCAGAGGACGCGCGGCAATCGCTGCGTGCCGTCGCTCTCTTCTGCGAGCACTCTCCACGCGCACCCCATGCTCGTCTCTCTCGGGTTACGAGCCTTGGCAACGGAACAATCCATAAGGATGTCCATAGTTTATACTGAAGTACCCATCGTGCTGCCACTCGAGGGACTGGGAGCGCCCGAGGATCGCGTCGATGCCCTCGGCCCCGGCCTCGCCCGAGTACGTCCGGAAGACGAACGGCTGGCGGTTGTTCATGAGGAACGCGCCGAGCGTCGACGTCCGCGCCTCGCGCGTCTCGATGTAGTACGTCTTGTCGTCGCCGGTCGCGCTCACGCCGAAGCCGGGGGGGCCCGACGTCAGCGTCCGATTCCCGTCGAACTCGTCGACCCGGACAGGCTCGAGCATCGCGAACAGCTGCATGACCTTCTCGACGTCGGCCCCGCCGCCGCCCGTCGCCGCCGCCTGCGCGATGAACTTGGCGCTTGTGATCTGGATCACGCGCGCCCACATGCGCGGAGGGTAGTAGAGCCTCACCGGCTTGAGCCGCCGCGGATCCTCCCCGTTGGGGAGCGAGATCGACCCGGAGATGTAGGCGAGCGCCTTCGCCAAGTTCTTGAACGCGACGTCGACGGTCACGCTCTCGTCGATCGGACACGCGCCCGGGTAACTGCCAGACGCCACGCCGGTGAGGTCGTTCGCATACGACCCGTTCGCGGCGATGTTCGGATGGTTCGGATGGTTCGTCGCGAAGAACGGGACGCCGTCGTACGAGAGCGACGCCGCCGCGCCGCCGTTCATGATCGCGATGCACAGCTCCCGCTGCGGCATGTACGCGGCGTACTCGCCTTGCTGGCGAACCCAGTCCGCCACCGGATCCATCCCCTTGTTTAGGAGGTTGAGCCACTTCATCTTCGAGATTCGGTAGCCCTTGTCGAACCGGGCCGGCGCGATCTCGAGCATGGCCGTCGAGAGCTCCTCGAAATCCATCGGGCCCACCGACTCGCCACCGTCCGCCGGCGTGGCCTGGCGGATGCTCGACGACTGGATCAGCCACTCGAAGCGCTCGCTCTTCGAATCGGTGTTGTGGACCTTGACGAGGTTCGTCCAGAACATCTCCGTGAGGAGCTGGAGATACGTGTCCTCGTAGATGCTGCGGTAGCCCTTCTCTCGGTTGAAGACGAAGGAACCTGTGATTACGCCGCCGCTCATGTG